AAATAGGACCCGTTAATCCTATGACAGGTGCTAAACGTACGTTAGATAATGTACTAGATGAAATATCAGCACATGAAATTAGAAATGTGTACCCTACATATAGTAAAGTACCACCAGCAATTCAATCAATAAGAAAACTACCACTCGGTAACTTCGTTGCTTTTCCTGCAGAGATCTTGCGTACTGCAACACGGATCATGGATTTTAATCTTAAACAAATGGCACACCCTAATCCTAGAATAAGACAGATGGGTCTTAAAGGAGGAATCAGTACACCATTAGCATTTGGTGGTGTTGGTGTCGGAGCTACAGCTTTAAGTCAAGCATTAACAGGCACATCACCTGAACAATGGTCAGCATATCAAAGATCATTTGCTGCTGACTGGGACAGAAATGCAAACCTTGTAGCTTTTACAGGTTTTGACAAAGGTAAAGCTAAAGCATTTAACTTCTCATACTTTAGTCCATATGATTTTTTACAAAAACCATTAAATGCTGTAATGCAAAAAGCAGCTGAACAAAATATAAGTGAACAAGATACTTCTGAGTTTGTATTAAATATGATGTTGGCTAAAGACGGACCTGTTATGGAAATGTTAAGTCCATTTTTATCAGAGCAATTAGGATTAGAAGCCTTACTAGATGTACAACCAGGTGGTATATTACTTGGAGGTAGAGGTGGTAGAACAGCAGAAGGTGTTAGAATTTATTCTGAGTCTGATGATGTAGGAACTAAATTACAAAAATCATTTATGCACTTAATGAATGCAGTAGAACCTGGACTAGTATCAACAGCACAAAAATTTAAAAAAGGTGCAACAGATGATGTAACTAGAGGCGGTCAAGCAGTTAATTTAAAAGATGAATTAATTGCATTACTATCTGGGGTTAGAATTATTAACATAGATATATTAAAATCTATGGAATACAAAACTGGTGAGTTTAACAGATTAATGAGAGCTATTGATGACACTGAAAAAATATATAGTCCTGAAAATTATAATTCTAGAGGACCTGAAGTAATACTTAAAGAGTATAATCAAATGCAATTAGAAGGATACAAAGTACAACAAAATTTTTATAAAATGATTGTTGATGCAAAAACTATAGGTTTAAATAATTTTGATATTAGAAGAAAATTAAAAGCACAAGGACTTGGTAGTAAAACAATAAACAACTTAATGAATGGTATATTTACACCTATTAACTATTCTGATTCTAGATTTAAAAAGAAAATAGTAGCAGTAGAACGATTAGCTAAAGATAAAACAAAAGAAAGTGCTGACTATAGATATGTAGTAGATAAAAATTATTTATATCCTAAACTTCAATTAAACTTATTAAAAAATAGTTACAGATTTAAAAAACTAGATCCTAATGATAAATTAAAAGTATACAAAGAAGGTAAGAATCCTAATACTGAAGGTATATTTGGTAAATTTTTAAAAGGTGGACCTGGATTAATACAACGTGGTAAAAATTTAATTAACAAAGTTTTACCTGGTGAGCCCATGAGTAAAATACAAACACCACCATTAGGTAACACACCAATGCCTGCAAAAATGGCAAGTAACACGCAACAAAAAAACCCACAAACTAACTTGACACGTAACCAAGAAGCGTTACTATCACCAACGGAAAAGGTAATAGCGAGTAGAACATAATGGCAAAAAAAGACGAAGCATTACAAAAAATTGAATCACATGAAAAGCTATGCAGAATAATGCAGAAGCAAACTCATGACAAAATACATTCTATTGAAACGCAAATACAAAGAATAGAAAGTATATTACTAATTACTTCTGGTGCATTGATCAGCGGTTTGGTCTATGTTATATTCACATTAATCACAAAATAAAATTATGCAACTCAGCAAACACTTCACTCTTTCAGAGATGACAAAGTCGATGACAGCGACACGTAAAGGAATAGATAATACACCAGGAGCAGGTGAGATTAAAAGTTTAGGTGATCTATGTTATGAGGTGCTTGAACCATTACGTGCACACTTCGACAAGGCTGTGACAATCACCAGCGGCTATCGTAGTGAAGCGTTATGTGAAGCAATCGGCAGCAAAAAGACATCACAGCACGCACTGGGCCAGGCATGCGACCTAGAAATTTTTGGCGTACCCAACATTCAGACAGCTTACTGGCTACAAAATAACGTTGACTTTGACCAATTGATATTAGAATTTTATGATAAAGATGATCCAGCAGGTGGGTGGGTACATATTAGCTATCATGAATCTGGTTCAAACAGAAAACAAGTATTAACCTTTGACGGCAAAAAATATTCCGAAGGACTACCAGAAATAAAGTGGTCCGGCGGTAAAGTCGTAAATTAAAAATTACAGCGCGGTACGCGTATATATCCTATTAAATCCATGACCTTAATTCTTCTCCTAAAACTTCAGATGCTATGTTTATTTTTTTACGTAGAGCTTTTACGATTTTTTCATCCACAGTGTCGTCGGCCATTATATCGACATAAGTCACTGATTTTTTTTGGCCGATTCTGTGTGCTCTGTCTTCTGATTGTAATCGCTTTTCTAAGTCATAACCGTTAGAATAGTAAATTACGGTGTTTGCAGCTGTTAAAGTAATGCCATAGCCGCCCGTAGAAGGGGTTCCAACAATAAACCGGCACTTAGGGTCATCCTGAAAACGCTTAATATTAGGCTGTCTTTCTTCTTGTGGAGTTAATCCATAATAATCTACAATAGATTCTTCTCCATATTTTTTTGCTACAGCTTGTATAATAGCAGTGATGTCATATTGATAATGGGCCCATATAATAGCTTTGCCTTCTGTTTCTTCAAGAACGTCCATAAGTTCTGTAATTCTATTATTGGGAATAGGTTGGGTTGCACCATCATCAGCTGTAAAATGACCACAAGTAATTTGTTGTAGTCGCATTAGCTGTGTTAACGTATTAACAGTAGTCGATTGTTTACCTTTTAAGATAGCAATAGCTTCTTTTTTCATTTGTTCGTACAATTTACGTTGATCTGGTGACAATTGTATTTGACGTTTAATAAAAATTTTATCAGGTAAATCAAGACAATCGTCTTTTAATACACGATAAGAAAAATCTTTTAGTTTATCTGACAATTCGCCTAAGTTTTTAAAACCATTAACTACTTGTACTTGTCTACCATGCATGTGTAGTGTTTTCATTTCTGCATATCTATTTCTAAATGCATAATAGGATGTAAAATCCAATAACCACGGACTTAAAAAATCACATTGTGTATATAAATCTAATGGGTTTTTAGTTACAGGAGAACCTGTCATTATTCTTCTGTATACAGCGGATTCTGCAAGTTTAAGAATATTTTTAGTTCTTTTAGCTGTAGGATTTTTAATTGTAGTAGATTCATCAATAGCCATCATAGTTCTGTGACATGATAAAAATTTATGAGCAAACTCCATACCTTTAGTTGTACTAAAAGCTTCAACATTCATAATTAAAATGTGTAATCCTTCACCTTCAGAAAACAGTTCATCTAAAGATTGTTTTTGTTTTTTAGTAATAGCTGCTTTCCACAATACAGTTATATTTTCTATATGATCTGGTAAATGTGTGGGTAGTTCATTATTATACCAAGTGCCTACAACACCTTTAGGTGCAATAATAAGAGCACCATTAACTTTGCCTTTGTCATAAAGCATAGCTAAATTGTCTATTAATACTTTTGTTTTACCTGTGCCCATTTCCATAAAATATGCATAAGTTTCTCTGTTCCACGACTTTTCTAAAGCAGTCATTTGATGCTTGTACGGTTTAGTCTTAAATTTATAATTCATAATTTTCTTCTTTCTAGTTGACAAGATAACAATTCGAACCTATATTGTCAAGCATGAAAGAAAAAAATAATGACTACGGTACTATTAAAAATGAAGAGTCACCTATTGTTTATGTAATTCAAGAAATTCCAGGAACACAAGAAGGTCGTCCTAAAATTAATATTATGGGTGCAGCAAGTTATGGAAAGTTTAAATTTTTATTACCAGAACTTTCACAAATAATTTTTTCACCAGGTCCACTTATTTTTAAACTTAGAAAATCATTAGCAAGATATAGAAAAAGAGATTTTTTATTATTAACAGGAGATCCTGCAATAATAGGAGTCGCATGTTCTATAGTTTCTGATATAACCAACGGAAAATACAATCTCTTAAAGTGGGATAAGCAAGAAAGAAAATATTATTCTATTGAGATTGACTTATATGAAAGAGGAAAGATAGATGAGTAACATTGACTTTGAACAAGACCAACAAGAAGTAATACAAAAAACTGACAACATACAAACTTTAGCAGATCAAGTAGAGAAGTTAAATTCTTTACAACAAAGAATAGAACTGCAAGAAAGTGATTTAAAAAATACAAAAAAAGAATTTGATCATTTGTCTGGAGAAGTAATTCCAACCATGATGGCCGAGATGGGTTTATCTCATCTTAAACTTATGGATGGTTCTTCGGTAGATGTAAAACCTAATTATAGCGCAAGTATCTCTATTGCAAATAGAGAAGCAGCGTTTGGATGGCTTCGTAACAATGGACTAGGAGATATAATCAAAAATGAGATATCCGTATCTTTTGGTCGCAACGAGGATAACAAGGCAGCTGATTATGCTGCTCTTGCAGAGGAACGTGGGTTTCAACCGACACAAAAGTTGAAGGTTGAACCCATGACTCTTAAAGCGTTAGTCCGTGAACGTATAGAGGCAGGTAAAGAAATGCCAACGGAAATTTTCAACGTATTTGTTGGAAATAAAACAACAATAAAAAGGAAACAATAACAATGAACCAAGTAATAAAAAAAGAAGAAGGTGCATTAGCAGTCAATATGTTTGAAGCTGATGCAGACAAAGGCTCTCAGAACATGACGCAAGAAGATCTTGCATTACCATTTCTGAAAGTATTAGGACAACTATCTCCAGAAGTAAATAAAGTACACGCAAGATACGTTAAGGGTGCTGAACCAGGCATGATTATTAACAGTGTCACAAATGAACTTTATGATGGAGCAAAAGGAATAAATGTGTTGCCAGTATTCTATGAAAGAAAATTAATAGAATGGCAAGACAGAGGAGCTGGCACTGGTGCACCCGTTGCAATCCATGATGCTAGTTCTGATATTATGAGTCAAACTACTCGTGATAAATCCTACAAAGATAGATTACCAAATGGTAATTACATTGACAACACTGCAAACCATTATGTAGTAGTGTTAGGTGATTCACCACAAACTGCGTTAATATCTATGAAGGCTACTCAATTAAAGATTAGTCGTAAATGGAATTCCATTATGATGGGAATTAAATTGCAGGGTAAAACTGGTTTGTTTACACCACCAACATATAGCCACATTTACAATCTAAAAACTGTTCAAATGTCTAATGACAAAGGAACATGGTTTGGTTGGGAAGTATCTAAGGTTGGTCCGATTTCAGATCAAGGTGTTTATGGAATTGCAAAATCTTTTGCTGATCAAGTTGGCAAAGGTGACGTGCAAGTTAAACACGGATCAGACGAATCAAAAACAGATTCACCATACTAAATAAAATCCTAGGAGTAGGCGTGGAAGCGAGAGTGGAAGCGCCTATTAAAAAATATGTTTGAAAAGATATTTAAAGGATTGGAACGTGCTCATGGCTGTACTAAAGTAAGTGCACCTGCTGAGAATGGTGTCAAATTAAAAGGTCAATCATTTGTTGTACGTCAACCAGTGACCACGGACCTGTGGGAAATGCATTTAAATGGTAAACAAAGTTTAGGTATCATACCAATCAACGAAGATAATCAATGTGTATGGGGATGTGTGGATATAGATTCATACGCAGGATTTGATCACAAAAAATTAATAGATAAAATAAAACAATTTAATCTGCCTCTGGCCGTGTGTAGGTCAAAGAGTGGAGGAGCACACGTCTTTCTCTTCTCGGAACTACCCGTAGCTGCAGAAAGAATGAGGGATAAGTTAACAGAAATAAAAACACTACTAGGATACGGCGGATCAGAAGTCTTTCCAAAACAAATACAATTAAAATCAGCAGACGACACAGGTAACTTTTTAAACTTACCATACTTTAATGGTGACGACACCACACGTTATGCATTTAAACAAGATGGATCAGCTGCAACACTAGAAGAATTTTACACAATATACACAGAAGTAAAACAAACAGATATTACAAAAATAAAAATAGAAAGACCACAATCAGAATATTCTGATGCACCACCATGCATAGAACTTATGGCTATGAATAAAATACCAGAAGGCGGTCGTAACAATTCTATGTTTCATTTTGGTGTGTACGCTAAAAAGAAATGGCCAGCAGAATGGAAAAGTAAAATGACTTTGTTTAATGCAACAGCATCTACTGTGCCACTTAGTGAGTCTGAAGTAGAAATAATTAAGAGACAACATGACAAAAAAGAATGGGGTTACAAGTGTAATGATACACCTATGTGTAATCTGTGTGATAAAAAACTATGTAGAGAAAGAAAGTTTGGTATTGGTGAAGAGATAGTATTTCCTGCACTGACTGATTTACAAAAAATTAAATTAGAAAAACCATATTATTATCTAAACGTAGATGGTGAACGATTACACCTGGAGAATGTAAAATTTTTAAAACAACAAAGTTTATTCCAGGAAGCATGTATGGAACAATTAGATTTTAAGCCACCAACAGTAAAACCAAAAGACTGGGACATGATAATTAATCCACTGATGAAGAACCACGAACCAATAGATCCACCAGAAGGTGTGACTACGCAGGACCAATTACAAAATCATTTAGAAGAGTATTGTTTAAATAGACAAGTGTCTACAGATAAGAACGATCTTAAAAAAGGGGGTGTGTGGACTAGCGAAGGTCATCACCATTTTGTGTTTGATAGATTCTACAATCAATTTTTAATTAGAAAACGTTGGGACGTACCATACTCACGTACAGCACAGATGTTAAAAGAAACATGCAACTGTGATGACAAACGTATTGGTAGAGAAAGAACTTCTGTGTTTGTAGTAAAACAGTTTGATAAAAAAGATGACGACTACAATCAAAAAGAATTAAAACCAAAGGATATATTTTGAGAACGATTGTATTGGGACCACCAGGCACAGGTAAGACTACAACTTTGTTAAAAAAGGTAGACTCATATTTAAAAAACACAGACCCTGACAAGATAGGTTACTTTGCATTTACACAAAAAGCTGCACACGAAGCAAGAGATCGTGCAATCAAACAATTTAATTTAACAGAAGATGACCTACCATACTTTAGAACACTACACTCACTAGCATTTAGAAAGTTAGGATTAAAAAAAGATCAGGTAATGCAACCAAGACACTACAAAGATCTAGGTAAGAAGTTAGGTTTTCCTGTAACCTACGCTGACTATCAAGAAGACCAGGGTGGTATCTTTACATCAGACAGTGAGTATTTAAGAATTATACAGCTGGCACAACTACGTAACATTACACCAGAACAACAGTTTGATTTAGCAGAACACACACAGGACCTGGAAAGAGATCAACTTAGAATTATACACAACGAACTAAGACGTTACAAAAAAGAATACAACTTAATAGATTTTAATGACATGATTTTAAATTTTATAAAGTCAGATCTATCACCAAAGTTTGATGTAGTGTTTATTGATGAAGCTCAGGATCTATCGTTAATGCAATGGGACATGACAAAATCTATCTGGAATAAAACAACAGATGCCTTTATTGCAGGTGACGATGACCAGGCTATATTTAGATGGGCTGGTGCGGATGTAGATTCTTTCATAGCTTTAAAAGGAGAATACTTACCACTAACACAGTCTTACAGGATACCGGCTAAAGTACACAATCTAGCCATGAATATTATTAACAAAATAAAAAATAGAATAGATAAAACATGGGAACCAAAAGTTAACCAGGGAAACTTACAACGACATTTTGATATAGAAAGCATAGACATGTCTACAGGTGACTGGCTAGTGTTAAGCAGAACTAGACACATGTTAAACGATATAGAAGAATCTTTATACAGAAAAGGATTATATTATTCTAATAGATACAAAAGAAGTAATGAACAAGATTTACATGAAGCAGCTACTGCATGGGAAAATGCATTAAGAGGACAACCACTATCTTACAAACAAGTAATAAACATATCTAAATTTATGGGGCCTAAACATTGGCACGCTAAAAAAATACAGGGTATGGCTAAAGGATCTTTCTATGACATAGATCAGTTAATTAACGACTATGGTCTACAAATAAAAACAGTTTGGTATGAAGCGTTTGATAACGCAGGTCAAACAAAAGTAGATTATCTTAGAAAGATGAGAAGGAATGGAGAAAAGTTAAACGAAAAACCTAGAA